CTTCTTGCTTGTTGTGTAACTCTGGCGCTTGCATTGCAAGCTCTAACTGTGACTGAGCCAACGCAATCCTCTGAGCCTGCGAAAAGATATTAGGATTAGAGACAGGAATTACATCTATCCTGTCATCAAAATCTTCCGCCATTACACTTTGTTCGCCGCCAGCAACCGTATACGGGTACTCTTGGGGCAAATACTCGTGCATAACTCGTGCCAAAATCTTAAATTCTTTACGCATGGCAAAGTGCAAACGCTTATGCACCGCACTCATTACTCTGGAGCCTTGCTCCAGCATCGCAACCGTAGTTCCAACTGCTGCGCTTTGGTTACCGTCACCCACTTTTAAATCGGTGATGGTGGCAAACCGTTGACCCGCATCCACTACAAAACTTAATAATTGAAACAAGGTCTGATCCGGGCCTTTAAAGGGTAGCGGCATCAAACTGTCACGTATCGCCCCACCGGGAGCATCTACATCCCTAAACTCACCGGGCTGTAAGGGGTCTGCATCATCCCTGATCCGTAGGCCACGAGCTTTGAATCCCGCTGGCAAGTTAGACAAAGTGCCCGCATCGATTAATTGCCTCAAGGCGGCAGTAGCTGTGCGCGACAAACCACCAATAGTGTGGATCAAGCCTAGCCCGTAGAAACCAAACCCCGGCAAAAACTTATAATGTACAAAATAAGCAATCTTGGCCTTGTTGGGATCGTCTTCTCGATAATTTCTACGAATACCTAAAACAGTTCCTTTCTCTTCGCTAATCGTGACAATGTACGGAAGCTTAATACCCGTCTCTTCGTCATCTTCGTCACGGTCCTCAAACCCTTCTAAATCCAACTCAACGTGGAATTCCAGCAAATTTACATCATAATTAACCGTGGCTGACGGGTCTACGCCGTCTATCTTGTTGATTTCGTTCTGTATTTCATTTTCAGGGGCTTGCTGCGCTTCTAACTCCACATCTCGATAAAAACCGGATACTTGTTGCTTTCGCAAATCATTAGCCGAAATAGGCACCACATGCGTGATAATCGGACACGTTTCTAAGCTGCTTGTCTCATAAGGAACCACTAGGTTCTCTGCGGGAACAAACGTACTAACTGGACGGTCTAAAGCGGAATCGTAATACACTTTTTTAAACGTAGAACCGGCCAAGGGGAGATAAAACAACATTTGGTCAAACTCTGGAGTGTACTCTTCCATAACATCCGTTATGTAATAGTTCATAAACTCCTTAACCCGTTGAGATTGTTGCTCTTTTTCTTTGGTCAACGCTCCCATTACTACCGTCCGAATAGGACCGTCGGGAGGCAATAACTCATTGTAAGCTTGCGCCTGAAACTGAGTAGCCGCTTCCGCCAACAAAGGATGCGTCACACCCGTTGCGCCACGGAAAGGCTGCGTTCGGTCTTCGTAATTAAAGCCTAATAATTTAAGCCCTTGTGAATAGGTGTCTTCCCATTCGTGACGGGTTTCGCGGTTACCCTCATACTGTCCTTGTAAGTCATTAGACAACGTACCCAAGATTCCATCATCTATCTCTTCAGCAAGGTTCCGATCAAAATCCCCATCATCGTCTGCAAATTCATTTTCTTCTTGCGGATCAAAATCTACAATGGCTCCCCCATCGTCAGACTCGGTGATCTCTATCTCAACCATAGCTTCATCAATTCCTAGCCCAGTGGAATTAGGTGCGCCTATTTCAACGTCGTCCATAATCTCCACGTTAACGGATCTTTCCACCATAGGAGTGATGCCTTCGCCATTACCATTAGCCATTTATTAGTCCTCACCCGTCATAGGAAGATTTATCTCGACATCTCTTTCACGTTTAGGAAGTGCTACACGCATAAATACATTACCCAGCCCCTCTGGATCATTACGGTTGTCCCACACAACAGTTAAAAAATCCTTTAGACTTAATTTGAAATCAGGACCTACTGGATTCCAATTATAGGTATCTTTAATTGTAACTGTATCGTCCTCGTTTTTTATTGCCTTAAACCGACCAAGCGTTGTAGAGACATTAGTTTCTGGAGAAGAAAAAGATTCTATAAGTGTATCAATCCAACCCCCTCTGCCCCCTTTCAAGCCGTGCATCTCCTGAAACTCCTGTTGCACTTTTTCTCTGGGGGTGGGAACAGAAACCCTATCCCGTGTAGTCTCATAGCTTTCAATACCTCTTTTCAGCCTATCCAGTTCTTGCTGTCGTTCAGCTTCCAGAATATCAGTAGAAACATACTCTAACCTACCTGCCTCTGGACTCTGTTCCATTCGCCACCCTAGATCATAGTCTGGAGAATTTAGCCTTTCATAAGCAGTTCTAAAGCCTTCTTCCTCTCTTATATTACGCGCCTCTTGAGCCATCATTCGATCACGCATAACCTCTAATTCTTCTTCAGTAAAATCTTGCTCTGTTATAGGACTATCTTTTCCAATTACCTGTTCCATAAAAAGGCGGATATTAGTAGGAATTTTAGGGTATAGACTAGGGAGGCCATCACCATTAGCCATGCTTTACTTTCTCCTAGCCATAATGCGATCAAGTGTATGTGCTATTTCCGGCGTCATTGTTTGGTTTTGCAAACTTCCTAGCCCTGTTTGGCGCAAGAGCCGTGAGCCGACGGCCTCGCTGCGCTGCTCCATTGGATCGACCGATCCTCCTTGATTAAAGCCGTAATATCCCCCGATTCCGAGAGGTATAGCGGAACCACCTCCCGCGCCAACCGTGGCCGTTTCGGGACCTCCTAATAAAAAGGAAGAATCGCCTTCTGAAAGACCCTGTGCCGCTGCCCCCCATTGATAATCTACCTCACCGGGTTGTGCCCCAAAAGACCCTCCGGGACTAAAGGTAGCGTCAACGCTTGTATAGGGCGAAGTGTTATACGGAATAAACGTGTCATCCTCACCGGGGACCAAGACTTTCGTTGCACCCACCGCATCAGTAGGTGTAGGTGTAGGTGTAGGTGTAGGTGTAGTTACAGTAGTAGCGGCAGCGGCAGCGTTATTAGCGTTAATTGCAGCTACCTGAGCGTTAACGTCCGCTTCAGAAACCCCATACGCGGCAGCTACTTGGGCGGCAGTTAGTGCCCCCGAATTTATCTTGGCTGCCAAATCATTTATCGTCTCTGACGTAGCTATTCCAGCGGTTAAGGTTCCACTGACAGTGTCTGCCGCCCTGTTGGCTAACGTGGTAGCCGCTGGCGTGGTTACACTGGGCGAGAAGGTCTCGTTTTCAACGCCTGAATCTATAAGATCCGTTCCTGCTCCGGTGGTAGCCGCTGTAACATTATTCGCGTTATCTAGCTCGGCTTGTACCTGTATCGCCGTAACACCGTAAGCATCCGCTACTTGCTGAGTATTCAAACTTCCACTATTCAAACCATTTATAATGTTGGTTACCGTTTCATCTGTGACGATTAAAGGGTTTAAGGTCCCGCTTACCGTGTCTGCTGCACGGTTTGCCAGTAGTTCTGCTGCCGTTAAAGTGGGCTGGAAGGTTACTCCACCTGAATCTATAAGATCTGTTCCGGTGGTTGTCCCTGTTCCTGCTACCGCCCCTGTTCCGGTAGTTGTTCCTGTTCCGGTAGTTGTTCCTGTTCCGGTAGTGCCAAAATCTCCGGGCGTTGCTTCTCCTAAAGAAATTTGTCCCGCTATTAAGCCCGGACTCGTAGACAAATTATCGGTGTAGAGTTGAACATCATCCACCAACCCAAAATTGTCCCCCGTACTGTACTCATTCTGAATGGTTTTCATTACATCCGTCATGGAGGCGTCAATGCCCGCGTTTCCTGCTCCGGAGGTATAATCTAAATCTAGTAACTGGGTTGCACCGCTGCTTTGCCCACCCATAGCCACTTCTTGTACCGTAATTCCCCCATCAACCGTAGCAGCAAACTCGGCAATAGCGTTCTTGCCTATCGCCATATATTCCGCTTTTTGCTCCTCGGTAAAGTTTTCACCGTATGCCGCAATCAAAGCATCTTCTGTATCCTTAACGATCTTCGCTACTTGTTCCGTATTCGTAAAAACAGGCGCTGTCGTAGAAGATCCTGCGGGACAGGTAGTCCCTTCATGTTCAAAAGCAGCACTGCCATCATCTGGATAACAAACGATAGTTTCGGCGCTATCTACAGGACAAGTGCCGTCCGCCTGCCGTGCTACTATGTCTCCCGAGCTGTTTGTACACGCACTATCATAGGGAAAATCCGTAGGACAAGTAACTTCGTTATTTGGCCCCGTAACCGTCGTCGATGCACCCGACTGAGCGTAACAAGTTAACGTGTCTTCCGGGACACACAGACCATTACTGTCTTTTACTTGACCCAACGGACAGCCTAATGGAGTTGTTGGAGACGTTCTAAGGGGGAAATCTACCGGGCAAGCAATGTCGGCTTTTGGGACGGCTTTTCCGTCAGCGTCTAAGGTTCCCGTTACCGTTTTGGATTGTCCCGCATTGTTGTAACATTTTATGTTGTTAGGGGTGTTACCCACCACCACTTGCGTTGACGTCACGCCCACCGCAGGATCAATGGTGCTTGTAGTTGTCTGATCGTTCTTTAACGTTTTAATGCCAGTTACATCTATGTCAGTGTCTACAATGTTTCCCGTCGTGGACAAGGTTCCTACAACATTGCCCCCTGTACCGTCAGCATTGATGCCCATGCCGCCACTAGGAAACTGGATATTGGTAGATAAACCCCCAATGTCTTGCCCACTACCCGTCGCAGTAGTTTCTCCCATTGTAATGCCCGTAGTAGGATTGCCATCGGCATCCAGACCACGACTCACGACAGGGGTCCCACGGACTATGTCCTTTTCTGGAAAATTAATTGCATCAAAAAACGTTGGATCTGGATTGACGTCCAAAGAACTAAACGCAGGAGTGACTTGCGACACTTTTGTAACGTCTCTGGTAACGTCCGTTGGGGCATACGCTGCTAATTCTGCGGGGTTAAGTCGCTCGTAGTTGGTGGGGACTTGGACATCTGCCAAGGTGGTCAACTGAGGGACCCAACTACGGTTAGCGTCATCAAAAACACTAGTTTGCGCACCAGTTGGCGGTACAAAATTTGAAATATAGGTCGTAATATCGTCGGTATAGTCGAGTTCTAGCGGATCTACATCGGTGAAATCATAGTTGTAGTATTGGGCAATGGCCTCTGCCGGAGTGAGTCCCACTGCTTCTGCAAAAACCTCTTGGCTAAAGGTAATTGCCGGATTGTCAGTAGCCGCTTTTGCAAATTGTGCCCGTGCCTGTTGTTGCGCTGCAATATACTCCGGAGTGCCTACACCATATTGCGCTGCCAACGTAGCATCCCAAGCAGCTAGTTGCTCTCGGATCTGCTCTAATGTCAAAGCGGTATCTGCTATCGTGCCCGTGCCTGCGGCCTTGGCGATATCTCCAGTAGTACCATGGGCCACGCACATCCCCGTGTCTGAATTAAAGTCCGCGCCCTTGGCGGCACAGGTTTGTGCCGTCTCACCTCCACCGCCTCCGCCGTCACCTGCGAGGTATGAGTTCGTTCCCTTTCTGCCACCAATACCAGTTGTGATAGCGTTTAGTTTGTGATGAAAAAATTTATTAAGCTTCATAGTATTTAGCCGTAATACTGAATTTTGGTGGGTTCAGGGGTGTCCCAATCATCGGAAGGCAACTGTACAAAGTTTCCTTGACGGTAACGCATTAAAGCCTGTGTGGTACTGTCCACCAAGTCGTCATACTCCCCGTTAGGAAAAGCCGCGCATTCTTCTATAAGTTCCTCGGCCCATGTCTCGTCTGGTGCCCAGATCATTCCACTCTCAAACAAAGGAGCGACGCTATGTACTCGCGATACTTTATCATTACCCCTAGAAGGCGTAAAGTTTACCACAGGAATACCCATGCTTTGTAACTCGTGAGTCAACGGCGTTCCCGTGGCTTTTGCTTCTATAATTACTGTTTCGGGGTCCCAGAACTTATATAACTCATACGCTTTTTCTTTTAATTCCGGAAAATCCCAACGACCCTTTACCGAATCTAATAATATTAAATTAGGGGTCCCTGACTCATTAGGATAGAAAACTCCCCATGTCGTTATCGCACTATAGTCCGCCGTCTGCTTTTTGCTAAAAGCAGTATCATAACTTTGTATTACATATTCCAGCGCCGGAACCTTCTCTTTCTCCCACAACTTCCACCACTCCCGCTTCAGAATGGATGTCTCATCGCCCGTGGGATTCTGCTGATACTGCGCATTCCACTTACTAACCGGAATAGACGCCTTAACCGCCGTTAAATCTTCAGTACTCCAGTACTCCGGCCAACAAGGGTCCCCAGAAGGAAGCTGCATAGGAAATTCTACTATCTCCCATTGATCCGCCAAAGGGTCCCGGGCCATGCTCCGCGTTAATTGGCCCGTCAAGTCCTTCTCCGACCACCGGGTCATTACAACTATTATCGCCCCTCCCGGTTGAAGACGCTGACGCGGGCCACCCGTGTACCAATCCCACGCGTCATCGAAACCATTAGTTGACATAGCTGTCTGCTCAGAATGAGGATCATCAATAATACACAAGTCAGCGCCCCGACCAGCAAGATTAGACCCCACCCCAACAGCATAATACATTCCGCCCCGAGCGGTATCCCATCGTCCCGAGGCTTTTGAATCCACTGCAAGCTTTGCATCAGGAAATATCTCCAAGTATTCATCTCGCTCCAATAAATTTTTTACTTTACGTCCAAAGCCTACCGCAAGTTCCGTGGTGTGGGTGGCTTGGATTATCTTCATAGTAGGATTTTTCCCGATCATCCATGCAGGGAACAGGTAACTAGCAAACTCAGACTTGGTGTGCCGAGGAGGCATATTGACAATCAGACGCTTTAACTCGCCCCGCGCTACACGTTCCAGCTTCTCGGCGATTATTTCGTGATGCTTTCCTGTGATGAAATCAGGCCACATGGAGCGTACAAAGGGAACAAAATTACCATGACACGCATCCACTCGATCAAGCTGCGCAAGCCTTAGCTCAAGCTTCAATCTCTGTTCTTCAGGGTCCAGTGTCGAATCAACCATTTCTGCGCCTAATCTATAAGTACGTATAAGACTTTATCGGTGCTAATTATAACTAATTTTTTATAAAAAAACTTGTTTGTTTTTTCTGGTCATTGTTCGTGAGAAACCTGCCCAAGCACCTCGCTCGGGGAAATCCCCTAGTGCCATGTGTCACTCTTTAAATGCGACCCTTCAAATGCTTACTGGTACGGCTCTATTCGCTGGGGGTCCCAGCCTTAAAACGATCATTCTAAAACACAACATGTAGGGATGCGAATCATTCTCATTAACCAAAGTCCCCGGCTCATGCGCCCTGTAGAGCGGTGAAAAAGGCCTGGGACAATCATGTGTATACCATATAAGGGATATTCAGCTATCCGGGCGCCCGGCCCAGTGCCCAGTGCCCACGATCCCGGTCCAAAAATGGATAGTCGGTGGGCGATTGGCCCGGACCCAGCCCGGAAAGGCCCATAAACCGGGGTGGAAGTTAAAATTTTAACTTCCAAATGGAAGGAAGTTAAATTTTAACTTCCACGGACCACGGCCCGGGCGCCCGGGCCAGTGCCCACGATCCCGGTCCCGTACTCCACGATCCGGAGCACTGGTAGCTTGATCACTGCTACCCGGCCCACGGCCCGGGGCATATTTCACTAGTCAAAAAAAAGCGCCCATATGGGCGCTTAAGCGGGTCTA